TCTGCTGGGGAAACGCTGTTGGGTTAATGGGCCTGGCAGCAGGTGTGCCGCCTTGCATTAAACCTGTAGGGCGAGGGCTGCGTCCTGCCATTGAATCTAATATTCCCTGTACGGCACCCGCTTTAATATTTCTTGCTGCTCCTTCTGCTATTTGGCCTACATCACTAAGATATCCTGTAGCACGTGTAGGAATATTAGCAAAATTTGCTCCCCTAAATTCTGTAGGCAAAGCTCTACCAAGTGTTTGTTCAGCAGCTTTTGCTAACCCTCTATATGTGCCAGGATTTGTTGCTGCATCAGCGGCAGACTTGGTAAGCTGTGAAGCCTTAAAGCCTATTCCTAGTCTTCCTGCTTGTTGTAGTAATTGTTCAAATGGATTCATGACATTACCTATGATTTAGATGTAACCAAATACGTGAACCCACTGCAGTATCGGCGGGACCAGGGAGTGCTTGAATAAACTCAGCACCTGAGCGCTCATATCGATAACGAGCTTGAAACGGATCCTTGTAGTTTGGCACATAAAGAATCATGGCCAAACGATTGGTTTCGTATAAGTATACTTCGTCCCATACCTTGAGAGCTTCCTTGGCATTGCTTGATCGAATTGTACGATCAACGTCACCAAGAATACTTTCAATTCTTGTAGAAGGAGATGTTGCTACTTCTGTTTTTTTCTCGGCTGTATCACAACGACCAATCTGAATAATGATCTTATCGTAGAAGAAAGAATCAGGAACAGTATTTAAAGATTCCTCCAGGCGAGCATAGTCCCCCGCTGGAACAGAAACTGTAAAATATCCCAGATGATACCTTACCCTGCTTTTGTCAAAATCAGATAACTGCACTGATGATTACCACCGTTCTTACATTATAGGTGCAACAAATTTATATCTAAACTTGATAAGGATTTTGTTGCATCACATAACTCATTAAGAAGTCACTTGCCAAGTCCCGCTGTGGTGCTATTGCTGAACTCAGTAGGCTGCTATATACGTTTTGTGAACTATCCCTGCTTTGTTTTGCTTGACCAAATAAACGACTCATTAAGCCTAACGCAGCTCCAGCGCCTGCCAACTGGTCTTGCTGACGTTGTTGTGCGGTAAGCACAGTTTGTGGTGTTGTAGTACCAGTAGGTAGAACTTGACCTGCTTTTCCTAGTGCATCTAAGTGTCCAAAACCTACCTCATATTTATTATCTGCAGTTTTAAATGTCATTAAATTACCAAAGCCACCGGCATTAGCTACGGGCGTGGCAGTACCATACCCTTGCATATAGATAGGTGTGCCTTTTGCACCAGCAAAGTCCAGGCCCTGGTGATCAGTACTGGCGCCAGCTGTTGGTGCGTTTCGGCGTCCAAAACCTGATGTAATAGTAAGACCGGCTGCTGGATTCCAGCCTAGCCCTCCCCCTGGAAGCCGACTTACCAGCGGTACTCTCCCTTCACCAATCTGCACACCAGTAAGTGCACTCTTAATTGTTTCAGGATTTATATATTGGCCTGTTGCTAAATCTTTTACGTATTGATGAATATGTGGACCAGTGGCAGTACCAGTGGCCCCTATGTTGCCTACAAAAAACCTACCGCCTGCGCCTGCCATATGAGTATTTTATTACTATTCTAAAATAAAAAACCCTGCCGAAGCAGGGCTTGTATCACACTCGTACCAGGTTGGCAGCAAAGACAGAGTCCCAGTCTACCCTACGAACTTGTTTCAACTGTTCTAAGTTACTAAATCTTTCACCGGAAAGACTCATTTGAATATCTTTAATTTCCCTTGCAGTTTTAAGTCCGATTCCCTTAATATGATCAGCAATCATTTGTGGGGTTGCTGAGTTTATATTAAGACGAGTTTCGGGTGGAAAGCTACGGGGCTCCTCGGCTGATGCCTTGTCTTTTACTTGTAGAGTCTTAACCGTTTTAGTGGCAGACTCATCGGGTTTAATTTCATTTTTGTAAACGGTAAAAAGGCGACTGTCTTGATCTTCGACCAGGAACCAGTCGCCGTTATCCCATTCACTAATGACTTTGACCCGTGCACCGGTTTTTGTGTGTTGGTAAAGCATGGACACCAGAAGTTCTGGTATTAGTTTAACCTAATCAGCTTACGGTGCGGTTAGGCAGATACGCTTCGATATCTGAGTAATCGGGAGCGGTGTCAGGAACGATGTAACAAGCTTCAACCAGGATGTACCCAGTGAGACCTGCGGCCACATCAGCATCAGAAAGATACACACCACCAGTGGCGGAAGTACCATCTGCACTACCCTTGGCATACACCTTGAAGGTGGTACCAGTGGTGAGTGTCTTATACGCACCGGTAACAGTAGGTGTACCAGAGGTGATAAGAAGGGGAGTAGAGCTAAAGGCTTGGCTAGCGCCTGAGAAGAAGATCTTGGTGGAAGCATCACCTGAAACTGTGGAAGCCAGGTAAGCAGCAGCAACAGGTTCGCCGGAAGCAGCTACGGGGCTACCAGCGTTATCGCGGCCAAAAGCAATTACGGTACCAGTGGTAGCATAAACGCCAGAAGCTGAACGACCATCACCCCAGCCTGAGGCAACGGAAATAGCAGTGCGATAAATGTAAGCGGATTGTACGGTGTCACCGCTGATCACCATCCCAGTGATGTCAGGACGGGTGTCGTCTTGACGATAAGGGGAAGGAATGATCACACTCATGGTTTGACCATAAGTTGTGGCGCTGCCAGAGGCCCAGGTCACGGGCACATAGCCACGTTGTTGGAAGTAGCGCCAGCCGGGAATAGCAAGAACAGCAGTGGGGCCATCCTTGGAAGCGTTAACCGTGGTGCCACCGGTGGTATCAATGTTTTTGTACCAGCCGTTGAGGGCTTCTACCCAGTTGCCGGGGTAGATCTTTTTAGTAGACAGGTAGGTCATTTATCTCTCCGTGTTGGTTTACTTATTGATATCAAAGAATGCCGTCATCGCTGACGAAGCTGTATGCATTGGTAACGAAGTCCTTGTTCAGGATTTCAAAACCAGCGTACAGTTGCCAGATCAAGATGATGAAGCGGCTGAAGTCATCATTGTTATTGATGAGCACTTGAGCGTTAGGACCACCAACACCCACGCCAATGGCTTGGGGACCGAAGAAGAAACCTTGGGCAACTTCTTGGCTGGTGTAAGAAACGCTGTCAGTGAAGCTAGCGGCAACGTTCTTGGTTGGGAAGTTGGTTGATTCGTAGAACTTCACACCTTCAAACTGAACGCCAGTAGGCATTACAGGTTCACCAGCAAGGAAGTAACCTTGACCAGCTTGAGGGCCTTGGTAGAAGCTGGTATTGTTAGGCATCATGGGGTTACCCATGTACATGCCTTGACCAGGGTTACCAGAGTAACGAGCAATTTCACGGAAGTCAGCGTCACGACGCAGGTGCATCATGAACGTAGGATCGCAAATGCAACGATACAAACCATCAGAGAAGGTAGGAACGTTACGCTTACGCAGATCCTTGACAACGTTCAACAAGTCAGTTGAAACGTGGAATTGCTGAACTTGTGCTGCGTACTCAGCAGTGGTGTAAGCAACTTGACCAGAAGAGTTCTTGTTCTTACCACCAGCGAAGTAGTAACCACCTTGGGTGGTAGAAGCTTCACCATTGGCTTCTGCCTTGGCAAGTTCGTCAATGAACACACGGTCGCGCCACCGGCGGTAGTCGTCCAAGAGGGTCAATGAACCAATGGACTGGTGGAACATATTCAGATTACCTGTATCCAGAAGGAGACGTTGGGCGGTAATCAGGGTTTCCCGTGCAATCTTAAAGGTTGAAGGTTGGGTGGGATCAGACGGGTCAGCGGGACCAGTGTATTCCTTAAGCACCACAAGGACTTTTTCCTTGGTGATGTTACGGCTGTTGGCGGTACCGATGGTTTGATCGGAGATCCGTTCGCGGCTGTCCTTAGTACCAGGAGTACCCCAGAACTTGTAGCGATCTAGTTGAACGGTTTGGCCAGGTTGGCGGGTGAAGTCATGGACCACCACAGGCTCAACAGCCATTTCGCAAATATATGCGGGGTGGGGCCGATACAGTTCGGCACCAAGAATCTTCGGAAAATCGTTATCAATAAACACTTGGTTTTATCCTCCGGTGTCGTAAAGAAATTTATCGGTGAAAGATTCAGACATGAACATGTCTTATCTTTATGAATTTTAGCAGGTATTAATTTAACTATTGATAATAGCCAGTGATACCTGCTGATCCGGTGGTTTGTTTATAACGTGCACCGGGTGAATTACTAGAGCCATAAGACTCTGGATCAAGGGACTGTTGCTGTGGTGCAAATCCAGGAACATTTAGTGCTCCTGGAATCATGCCAGCGGCTTGACCACCAAGGGCAGCAAGACCAGCAGAAACAGGAACAGCAAGACCGGCAGCACCTACTTGCAGGGCTCCAGGGGAAACATTGTGCGTGGCTTTGTCAATATTGAGTAAGCCTTGGCGAATGTCTCCCAGGGCTGTTGCCCTTAATCCCTGTTGACGCTCAGCAGGTATTTTTTCAAGTTGTTTTGCAACTTGTTTGCCTATCGGAACAACAGCATGAGATTGCAAAGATCCTGCTACTACTGGTGCATATTTACCTGCAAGAGTAATACCTGCACTTCTGGCACCTTTAAGGCCAGCGGCAGTACCAAGAGCAGCACCAAGTCCACCTAGAGCGGCAACACCTGGTTGTTGATCTTGGGCAAGCATCCCACCAACCGCAAGACCTGCAGCGGCGGGAATACCATACTTAATTAGTGGACGCATGGTCTCACTCCATTACAAACAGTTTGTTTGCAACAGTGCCAGGTTGGGCTTGGTTCAGAATGCGCCAAGCATTTTGGGGATCACGTGCCATTGCTTCGTTGAAGCCGCCCCAGAAGTTTTGGGGTTGTTGGGGAGCGGCAGCAGCGGGAGGAGCAGGGAAGTTACCATAATCGGGAACTACTTGCTCAGTGCGGTAACCAGGAGTTTCCAATTGAGCCTCGCTTTCATATACGGGATAAGGACCTTCAGGACCGAAGAACTTCAGGGTGTAGTCACTCAGTACATCAGGGTTGGTAAGAATTTCGTTATAGGCGAGATTCTCTTGGTGTTCGTTTACACCAAATTCAGCATAATTTTGCAGGAGACCTTGGGCTTTTTGGCCCCAGGAAACTGCACTGTCCAACATGCCTTCAAGTTGAAGGGCGTAGTTATTTAGGACGGCTGGTGCCTCTACCCCGAACGCGTCGATTACCTGACGGCTTTCGTTGCTCAGGTTGAGGTAGTCCGCTACTTCCGCCAGTGAGGGACTGGAGGAGGTTTGGGAATAGTTGGCTGAGGATGCCTGGTTGGGATACGAGGTCTGCGTCTCCCAGCTGGGCGTAGGTTGGGCGCTGGGAACCTGACCATAATTGGCCGGGGCGTACGTTGTCGTCGGAGCCGAGGGTTGCGCCTGGAAGGGGGATTGGACTGGTGCGCTCAGCAGTCCCACTACTTTGTTGAACGCCGATTCCCACGGATTGCTCTGGGGCGCCGCTTGTTGGGATTGGGGGGCGTACTGAGTAGGGCTTGATTGGTAGTTGGTAGCTACCTGAGCTGGGACTGCTTGCGGGTAACTCGTACCCACTTGATAATTGATTGGTCCCTGGTAGGCCGGTACTGGGGCTTGGGGCGCCGGAACTGCCACGTAGCTGCTCGGCGCTACTGCTGCCTGTACTTGGCTCGTCTGTGGGATCGATTGGACGGTAGCGTCCTGCATAACTCATCTCCTTTTGTAATGCTTCTAATGTGCGATACAGATAAGGTGTTAGGTCGAGACGTGGGTCTGCAGCCATCGGTAGATCTGGTGACTGCGGGTGAGGGGTCTGCATCATGCCCCCCACTAACTTGGCAAATTGAGAGTATGCACTCTGCAATTCACCCACCATTCTGAACGGGAACCCCGATAACATCGCGGCCCGCTCCTCATCCGTTTTTGACGGGAAGAGGTACTTCAGTGCTTCAATACTATCAACACCTAACTCTTGTAGGTTACGAACCACAATAGAATTGTTTAAAACATCTTGCGTTGAGTCCTCATAAACAGGCCCCATCCAACGCCAAAGCATTGTTACATCACCGTCTGGAATTAAGCCAAGGACACCTGTTGGGATATGTTGTGTCTTAACACATGCCATCATCACTTGTTTAATTTTTTCCTCGAATCCTTTCATTGAGGCATCATATAAATCAAGTTCTTCTTGAGGAGCGTTATCAGGTGGCTCCACGGGTTTCTCAATGCCTGTTGATGCAGCTAATGTTTCACGGAATAAATGCTCTTCTTGGTAGATAATAAGTTCCAAGCACCGGCAAATACCGTAAGTGTAGATTGCATTTGCTTTTTTCTTGGATGTTGCTGACACACGACCAAACAATGATTTGTATTCAGTAGCTGTTACGCCTGCTGAGATAGAAAGTTCGTCAACACCACCAAGTGCAGTACGTATTTCCTCTCGATATTGGCGAGCAAAGCTATTTTGGTCACCAGTGATTGCATCAGGGACAATATAACCGACTCGATCATTGGGTTCCAGGTTGGCAATCACCCTTGGCACCCGAATTTGACCATCCATACCCCTGGAGAGGGGGTCAGACTTGAATCTTGACTGGCTTAACGCACCCATCCCGGTAAAACCGGAGTTTGCCGCAATAGATGGGCGTTGTACCACAGTGTCAGACCCTGATTCCATCAGATCTGTCTTAGGCCTGGAGGAAAGAAGGGTTGGATTACCAAAAAACTGCACATTCTTACGCATCGTGCGCACCATTTCATCATGCGTGACAATATGGTTGGCTAATGCATCAAATTCTCCAACACCTTCGTTAGAGAAACCCTTTAAATTGTTAAAAATCTCTACGCAGGGTATAAAGCCAAGGGTATTTCTTAGTGTTTTGGTGCGTCCAGGGACTGCATAGTTAGGCATTTCAAAGGACATCTCACCTTCGCTATGCGTTTCTTCAATTGTCTTGGCTTTGATTGATAATCGAATGTAACGTTTGGCTCCTTGAGGGCCGGTAATAGCGTTGCCCGCTGTATTTACAACGTTAATGCCATCGCTAAAGCCTGTGCCCTGCCTGACTTTATAGCTATAGATAATAATTACTTCTTCTAGCTCACCGTCAACACCATAGAAGGAGCGATATTCATGCTCACGGAAGTAATAAAGCCTGTAATTAGATTCAGTGGGACGAATATAAAACAGGCCTTGGCCATCACAGAGGTAATACTCCCAGATTGAATCTAGGCGTGTATCCATTTTGTTGTATTTAAGTACCCGATCTATAAAATCTTTGCGCTGATTGCCAAAATTATCTTGAGAAGGAAAAAATTCTACCCCTTGGCGAATGCCAAAGAGTTTCATTTGCGCTACGTGGGACGCAACAATGCCCGTATCAATATTTGCTCCACCATCTTTTTCAAGGTAGGAGTCAACAATTTCTTTAAGTCGGGCTTTGGCGTCCATATTTTATTTTAAAATATTCTTTTACAAATACTAGCAGATACTAGGAGACATACTTGCCGCCATAACCTTGCAGCTCTTGACCATACTGAGGACCAAGGAAAAAACCTGCGTTACCCATGGGAGCCATACCACCACCCGCTGATGCCAAGGGCGTAAAGCGTTCGTCGTAGTACAAGTTAGGATTACCAAAAGCCCCTGGACGAAGAGGACCTTTGTTTTCTTTATTTATCTGAGTGTCATCCATTTCTCTTGTCGGAGGCATTCCTTTTTTGTTAAAAAAATCTAAAAGAGTATTGCCCCCTGCAACTTCTTCATTAATTCCTGGAACAGCACTTTGAAAATTAAAACCTGCTGCAGGATTACCTAAAGGAAAATATTCTGTTGGTGCACCAGGGGCAACACGCCCTGGATACGGTGCCATATAAACATCTGGAGTTGTTGCTGGCACTCCAAATCTAAGGCTTCTGTTATGCATGCCTTTTTCTATTGGACCATATATTCTCTGCGCAATACTTTGATTGTTAAACATACCAGGATTTCCAGGTGCTCCAGGTATGCCGCTATATCCACTAGAAAGCATTTATTTACTCCTTGGTTTATTTATTCTATCAACCCTTACTCTTCTATTACCTCATATCGATCTGAATCATTAAGTTTTGATAAAACAACCCCATTGCCTTTGAGCTTCCACTCAAGAATATCTCCGACTTCCCAGCCGAGTTCTTCTATTACGTCATCTGGGAATTGGATAAAAAGATCACCGTTGTCGTCCTCTTGGATCTCTAGGGTGTAATTCATTTTGTTTACAGCTTTTCAATAAGCTTATCAAGCTTATTGTTAATCTGTTTAAAATTGTCTTGCATTTGTTGAATTTCTCTTAGGAAATCAACCTTGAGTACGTACTCGATGGGCAGTCGGTGATGCATGGAATTGATGTTGGCGTCAATGTTGTCCATCCGTTTTTCTACACGAAGGATGCGTTCATGAAAACGACTCAACAATTTATTCGTTGCCCACCCAGCACCAGTAAGCGCAGGCACGGCAAAGCTGATCATTAGCAGCAAATACTCTGGTCCCACAGCGTTATAGAATGCTTTCTGTTACTATTCTAATGTCAGTAATCAAATTGCAGCTTACCTTTTTTGGTGAGTCCGTTTACTAACCAAACCAACGCATCGACACAGTCATCATGGCCACTTACTCCGAAGTTTGTGAGTTCCTCGAAGAGATTAGTGAAGTTCCTGAAACGGTTGAAGATAATTTTTCGTTCTTCAAACATACCAATAATTCCTCTGAACCGTGCCAGCTTATCTGCACGGAACCCTTTGATGGGATGCCACAAGAGGTTGTGAAGACCTTCGTCATTAAGGCAAATCCTCTTGAAGTCAGCTTCGAGTGAGGCCTGGTACTGAACAGCTTCTGACCAGATATCACAAGTTGAGTAAGTAGGGAAAAAATTACCGTTATCATCTTTTCCAATAATAGACCAATCATTAAGCAATTCTTTTAATGCATCTAGTTTTTCTAGGTTGCCCATGACACGCATCCGGCGGTAATCAATAATGTGTATACGGTCATCAATGCGTCCACCAAGAATCATTACGGTGTAGTCATTCTTTTCTTTGATGCCAGCAGATAGGTCAACGCCTATGCCAAGGGTGTCAAACTCAGTTGAGATCTCAGCTTTAACAATCAGTTCTGGCGCCAGGGACAACTCACCCTGCCTGACGATCTGATTCATGTACTGGAAAGAGAATGCAACAGGCGCTTGCCGTTTTTTCTCCTTCAAGTAATCCAGTGACCACATTTCTGGCCAATAGGAAAGTTCATCACCTGTTTTTGGATCTTGTTGAATTGCAGACAATACAATCTGTTGCCAGTTATTTTGTTCATTAAATGTAGTGGCATGTATATCATCATGTCTAAATCTGGTACCAAGGCAGATCGCTCTTCCACCTTCAAACATAGTTGGTGAGATAACTGCATTCCAGTTATCTTGCATAGACTTACGTATATCAGGATTTGCTATATCTGTCGCAGATTTTATACAATCGTCTATTAAACACAAATGGGATCGCTTGGATGTCACTGAACCTTTAAGACCTGCAGCACACAGGGTAAACATTTCATCACCGATGCTTTCAATGCCAGCAAATTTATGGTCCACTGACCAATACTCATTACTTGTTACATTCTTAAGAAGTCTTACTGCAGGAAATACTTCTTGATATTTACGGCTTTCAATAATACGTTTAATAGCAGCAGACTTGGGACGTGCAATTTCAACCGTATATGACAAGTATAGAATTTGTAGAGGCATCTTGGCGGTTGTGTGTACACCAATAGCCCACGCAGTAAACAAACCCAAGGTGGTTGACTTGGCTGAATTATGGCTAACAATATAATCTTTAGTTAAAAATGTATGACATTTGTCTTCTACTTCAATACAACGTACTTTTTCTACTGTTGATGGGCGAATATCTTTAATGCTGCGGCAAGGGAGATACTTGGTGCATGGAGTATATCTTTGGGCCTTACGATTTAAGTAAAAAGGTTTAATACTGTTCGGTAATTTGATACCTAAAGTAAATGACGGTGTTGTTGTACGTACTCGTTCTTGGTGTTTATTTAAGTATGTATTTAGCTGTGGAGCACGTTGTGTGGCTATTCCTCCAAGGGATTGAACTAGTTCTGTTACATCTTTAACAAGGAACATGGATGTTGTACAAAAAGATACGCCCCCCACAGAATCAACAGTACCATCCGTGTCTAGCAAGCCTTGCAATAAAGCTTCTCGATCAGGTATAGATGCTGTTAAATAAGACTTAGGAATAAACTTGTCAATTGATGTCTTGCCGTATACCCCAAGTGTTTTTAAAATCTCTCGAACAACACTTGGCTTTCCTCCGGCAAGAACCCCTTTAACGTGTGCAATATTATATCCATATTTTGCTACTTGTTTAAAACGATAGTTTTCTGGTAAACCCGTGGAACAACGCCCCACAATTTCTAGATCTGCACTGCACAAGGAAAGATTGCCAGAACTTAATGACCCATCACCAAGCAGTGCTCCCAATAAGTACGGATCCAAGGGAAGCTCAGTTTCTGGATATTCAACTGGTTGTGTAACAGGAATTTGGTAACGCGGATAACCCCTGCTATCTAACCAAGGTTTTTCCCCTGGGTCACAAGTTGCGGTGATTCTTTTAGTTGGTGCTCCAGGGCGGCCGTTTCCTTTTATCCCTACTGTTTTTTGTGTACGAATCTCATTAAGAGTCATACTGCGCCAATTACCTTTCTCATCTGTACCCATTCGACGCACCTTCCATAGGTGTTGGTCATCACAACAAATAGAAGAACCATCAGTAAAGACAACTTCCCACGTAGCAGATTCGTCATAATCTGAAATACTTACTATCTCAGTTAATTGGCCACGTTCAGAAAAAACAAGGTCGCCAACCTGTAACTCACCTATAGGTACCCATCCATTTGGAGTGGCAACAGGTGTAGATACTGCTAATGGCCCCCTGGGTCCTAGGAGGTCGATGTTGGGGCCCGCAATTCCTTTTAGGCATGAACTATCCTCACCCGTCACAAAGTACTGGTGCCAGTCCTTGTGGTGGGCAGCTGGAGGTTTATTAGCTACGTACTCACAAAAGAAACTAAAATCTTCTCTAGCTCTTTTTGCTAGTTCCAGGTTATCAGCTGGTTTTACTGTGTAATTTTTTGCAGCAGCCCTCGCATTACGGCGATACGCCAGATGTAAATATGAGGGCATAACCAGATTCAACTAGGTTAAATATAGCCTATCACTTAACTTTTTGTTGTTTATAGCTACGTGCTTTCTCTAGTGCTGCCTTACGTTTAGTCTTATCATCCATATCTGAACCATCTTCATTCTTTGCCTCTTTCTTCTTGAAGACTTCAAGAACCTCAGGAGGCATCCGTTTCTTGGACATGTGATCAGTACCTAGGTCCCTCTGCGCGTTGCGCCATTGCATCACGCATCATTTTCTGTGCGTCTTCATCTGTATACCGACCAGATCTGCCGGGGCCCATGGAGATACCACCTGTTGCAGGAGGCATGGCGGTCGGATTTGCTGCAGCAATATTGGATTCATTGGCAACTTTCCTTAGTTGTGCATCTGCTTCCATGTTGCCAAAGTCAGGCGCCAAGCCGGGGCGATATCCTGCTGGTGTGCCCAGTCCAGTCTCAGGTGATTGGGCTTGTGCACGTTGACGTTGCTGGCCTGCTTCTGTTTCCATGCGGTTGCGCATCATCGCTTCCAACATGGCTTGCTTGCCTGCATCTACGGTCTTTCCTCCCATGCCGGGAGCTTGGTTTCCAGCACCCATGACTATTTCCCCTTCATGGCACGAAGACGATCCATCTTATCCTTCATATTTTCTTTACCGCCTTTGGCGGGAGGATTGGGAGGTACAGCCTTTTTACCGGCCTTCGCATCTGCAGGCACTGGCTTCTTGCCAGCAGCCTTTGCATCTTTCTTGGGGGGAACTTTACCGGCCATGTGTATGCCTTGTTAATAGAACTATTTTAAACCATTATTCTTCTAATTGCATTCTTGCCCACACACTCATTGCAGCTTCTTTGAGTGGTCCTTCGATTGGGTCGTCTTTAAAAATAAAAGCCAACTCACGAATGGCACGGTCAGCCCCAGCCATTAACAAGCCTTTTCTATCTTTGTTCGTGGTAAACTGCTCTACTTGATTTATGGTTCCACGAAGTTCTTTCTCCATAGCGGCAATTCTAGCTACGCCACTATCTCGCTTGACGCCATAGTTTTCTATATCCTCACGAAGAAGACGTATGTCTTCCTTCATGTGTTCAATTTCATCTAGAAGGATACGCCTGTGATCGGGCTTAGGGTACTTAAGATTTATCCATTCTTCACACGCAGTAATACTACCTAGGTAGCCAAGAAATCTGGCATACAGAAAACATTCAATTACTGAATAATTATCTGAACAGAACGAACAAAAAGACTCGTGCGTCCCAGGATCTAAGCCATCGGCCCATGCATCAAAGACTTCAGTATTTGTAAGCTGCTCTGGCCTGGGCATTATCCCTGGCTTCGTCGCTTTGACCGAACTCTTGCTTTTGCTGGGCTCCTGCACGTTCTTCTGCTGCTGTTTTTCCAATGGTTTCTCTTTGTTCTCGGGATGTATCTTCTAATTTCTTTTTAGAAAACTCATAGGCAACACCAGCAGCTTGACGATATTTGTCAATATCAAACCAATCATCGACGTTTGCCGAAGACAAAGGATCGGTGAAGTCTGTCGTGGTGGTGGTAGCCATGTTCTTATCTTATCAGAAATTAGACATCATTTGAGCAAGGCCTTGGCTGAAGATATCACGACGACTTTCAACAGACTTTTGACGTTGTTGACGCATCTTGGATTCTTCAAGCTTGCTGAGAAGAGTGTCAAACTGCCCTAGGTCGGCTTGAGGACCGTATTGTTGTTCCGCAAGCGTTTTTTTAAGTTCGGTTTTTGTCTCGTTAGAAAGGCTGCTATCTGAATTAATAGCATTGATGGCATCGTTGTAACTAGAATACCCGCCAAATGATCCAGCCATGTTTATTTATGTATGTACTCAATTAATTATAGCAACTTAATCTTTGAATGTTCGGCCTTGTTCTTTGCGAGCTTGCAGTGTTCTTAGCATTTCCTGGAACTTGTTTATGTCAAATTCAACAGGCTGATTTTTTTCTTCAGCTACCGGTGGTTGTTGCTTGTTGTCTTCCATTATTAAAAACTAAATGCCCCCACAAGACCCTTCAATAAGCCATATTGTTCTTGTTGTTTGCCAACCTTTATTTGCCCTTCGGTTTGTAATTTGGTTAACTCAGTTTGAATATTACCTTCCAGAGATTTTAACCCTGAATTATACATGTATGTTTCGTAGTTATTTTTAGAATTTCTAGCATCTTCAATTTCTTCTGCTGATCCAGTAAAATCTTTACCAATAAAACCAGGAGCTGTGATTCCTGTTTTACTGGTTAGATCAGCAGACAACTGAGGTAAAGTACCAGTGCCAAAATTAAACTTATATTTACCAGTACGTGCTCCTGTGGCATCAAGCACAGGGCCGCCATATCTAGCCTCCTGCTCTGCCTCAAAGGCGCTCCCTGGACGCGCTTTCTTGTATTCTGAAGTAGATTCTATATCTTTTTCTATATCACCAATGGTGCGCCCCAGGGCTAGCTGAGACTGCCCTGCAGTAAGCTCGCCTGCATTGATTGGGCGTCCCAGGAGACGTTGATAGGCTGAACTTAGTTCAGCTTCTCTTTTCTTGGGCGCAAATTTTGAATAAGCGTCAGTTATACCTGTGTAATCATTTACATCTGGCGCAAGATCATACTTAGTGTTGTAATCTTCTATTAGTTTTTGCGCTGTTTCTTCACCTATCAGACCTTGCTCTAAGCGTCTTTGTACATTAGCAATATAAGTAGGCTTACCAGCTGTTCCTGCATCTTTACGTTCTTTCTCTTTAGCATCTCTGCGAGCGGTTTCTGCGTCAGCCCTTACCTGTGCTTGGTTTATTAGCCCCTGACTAAAAGCTCTATCAGCTATATTATCTTGTCTTGTTTGTGCTGCCTGCTCATTCATCATGTTCATCATGATGAAGCTGCCAAAATCAAATCCCATAATTTATCTCCTATGCTGTGGGTAAGTTAAATGAACCCCATTGGGTCATTGCAGGTAATGCAGCGGCATACCTACCAGCTAGTCTATTTTCATATGCTTCTTTTTGTCTGCCCCCTCTAAATAAAGGTGTTTGCTCTTCTTCTTCACCTAAACGATTTTCTTGCCTTTGCATTGCAAATTGCATTGGCATAAATCGTTGCATGTCTTCTTCTTTTGCTGCTCGCTGCCAACCATAATCTATCGGTGTCCCAAATAAAGGGCCTGCTAGCTGCCCAAAAATATTAGTAGCTTGGGCTGCTGATCTGGCGGCTCTTGCATCGTTGGCAGATTGCATTGTGCCAAGCATGCTCCACATGGCCTGGTCTTTAGCTGCTTTTTTCTGCTCCCTAGCAGCATTTTGATTGGCTTGACCTGTTAAAAAACTACTGCCAATTTGACCGGCAGTCAGTACACCTAACGATATTGGATCAAACATTGCACCTCCACTACTTTTGCTACCTCCACCCATTGTAGACCAATTACCCAATCCAGAGTCACCAGCGCCACTCCAGCTACCATTCCAACTTCCACCTAAACTAAAAGCCACGGCTAGGCAAAATACTTACGATTAGGTGTTATTGGCTGAGTAGATAACATCGGAATTTCTTGGCGTGGGTAAACCCCAAGGCCTTGCATATAAGAACTGGCGTTTCGCATGGGTGCTTGTGCCAAGAAGGCAAGCATTTCAGGACTGCCCCCAGCAATGGAAGTTTCTACACCCTTGGCTAGTGCGCCAATTCCCGATATTAATGCTTCATCCCCTAGTTTTTGTCTTGCTAATTTTGTTGCTCTTTCTGCCCTGGCTTCATCTAATTGATTAATAAATGGAATTAATTCTTTTAATTCAGACGCTTGACTTCTGGGTTTATTTTTTTCAAAAATATAAGCAATAGTAGGATCTACTCCTTGCGGAATTCCAGAAGTAACAGGCGCTTCTTCTATTGTTCTTTCACTAAAAAGATTTTTATTAACAGGCGCAAATGCCTGTGTCAATTGACCAGGACTTAAGTTAAACATTGCACCAGGGAAAGACATTGCCATGATTAACCAAACTGGATGTTAGGTGATTGACGAACAGCAAATTGTGCATAAGGGTTGCTGCCAGCAAATGTTCTTGCTAGTGCGCCAGCTTCAGCTTGGGCTCCCTTAGCCAGGGCTCCTTGTGTTGCAAGTACACCAAGACGTGCTTCAATATTACCCTGGGTGTTCATCAAGGCCTGCGTACGAACTTGATCGTTGGTCTTAGCTTGTTCAATTACAGGCTGCAAAGACTTGGTGAGCTGAACCTGTGCTTGCATATTATGTGAAATAATATCTTTCATCCCCGCCCTATCGGTTGCACTGTAGCCTTTATACAAGTCAAGCTGTTGATTCTGCAATGCACCTTGCATTGACAAGAAACGTGCTGAGTCATTCAGGGGGATGTTGGTGCCAGGGATATAGGTAGGTGCTTCCGTGCCACCAGGAGACGTTCCTTTACCTGCACCTGTAACGGCAGCCTTAGCCATCTCAGCACCTTCACCGGCCATAAGACCGCCAATGCCAGTACCAATAAAACCACCAATAGCTCTACCTGCAGGACCAAAGCGGCCACCAAGACCTGCGCCGATCTTGCCACCAATAGCACTGCCGCCAAGAGAAACAACGGCACCTAGTGGTTGTTGCTGTCCAAGTTGATTAACAACGACACCAAGACCAGCGGCACTTGAGCCGATCATGCCAGCACGGCCTTTTATAGCTTGAGCTGCCTGAGACTGACGCAGGGCATTTACTTTTTCGCTTCCCCCCTGCATTACATTCTGAACTCTTTTACGTGCGTCCGCAAGAAAATCTTGAGGATTAGGTGTTCCTACTCCTGGAGTGATTGTTGTAGCGCCTATTGGGGCAATAGATTCAGCTGGAATTAAACCAGCTCGTGCTTGCGCCAGACGCGCTAGATCAGTTCCATAATAAGCTGAGGGGTCTTCCCCTGATAAAGCAGCTATTTGTTGAGGAGTTAACGCCATTTATTTTTAAATCATTTATTTATATAGTTAAATTCTATCAGATATTATCTTGTTGTTGATACTCTGTAAGCCTAGGTAATTTTTGTCTATTAGCTGCAGCAATTGTTTCATTAACAGCATTACCCATTGCTACACCTAATGCAGAGCCAAGTGCACCACCAATAATACTGCGTCCTGCAACTTTTCCTCTGGGTGCTGTTTTTGCCCCTAGTACGGCTCCTACAGTACCAGCTCCAAATCCTCCTGCCATTGGGATGGTTGCTGGAAAACCCAACAAACGAACTTCAGGAACTCCTTGCAAGTTCTCCATAGTACCTTTGACAATACCAAGATTAAGAAAACCTTTATCTTGGTATGTGTATTGTAAGTAATTGGTATAACGCTCAGGCGTTAAATTGGGAATATCTTCTTTTGCTGTCTCGTACTTAAGGGGACGACCTGTTCTACCAAGGAAGAAACGTTCAAATAATTCTTGCGCTGGTTGAGTTGATTGCCTACGATCTTCTGAACCTTCTTCTGCGTACGTTTGCGTAAAGCCTTTTGGCCTGAACTGTTCTCCTGGATTAGTAATGTCATAGGTACCAGCAGAAGCAATAGCAGGCAAGCCAATACCTAAACCAATCAATGAGCGTGTAACCGGGTGACGAGGCATCTCTGCCGCGTCTAGGACCATATCAGAGGCTCTTTGTGCGATGGCTAGTGGGTGGTTATATCGCCACCAATAGGTGCGTGTGCCGTCATTAGCGGCATCCACAATGAGACGTGACGTATATGCCCCAAGAAACTGCATTGGTGTTTCCTGAGCCGTAACACCTTTTGCTGCGAGACGTTGATTGAACTCAGGCGATAAAACACTTTGTCCATAACTACCAGTAATACGCCCATCTGGTTTCTTGTGTGTTGCCACCATTTCGGCTTGCACACGAGAACCCTTTGCATAGCCCTTTTTGCCTGCACTTAACAGATCTTGAGCTTGTGTAATAATTCCCATGGCTACGCTTGTAGGTGACGCATTTGCTCAGCT